GCGTCATCCCATCGTTGTCAGCCATCGTCATTCTCCGTTTGGTTGGTTGAGGTGGAAAGCAAACACCACACGGGGCAGCGTGCGCCGCCCCGTGGACGTGTTTGCTTGTTTGAGATACATGCTTGGTTGGTCTGAACCTGCACTGTCGGCGGTTCGCCTCAGTCGCGCAATCACCGGCGAGTGTGTGCCGGCTGGGCTAGCTACTGCTGCCCACTGCGTGACCGGGCGGCGGCTACAACGAGTAGGAGCCTGCGCCTTGGTCTTGAGGTTCGCTTTTCAAAGAGCCCGGCCCTTACCTTGTGGCCGTATCGTTGGTTTTATTGGGTGCCGCGGGCTGGCTACTGCCGCCGTTGGCACCGACCCCAACAATATCCCAATTCCCCGCAGGGGTTGCAAGGGGTGCCGTGGCGTATTTGCCAACGCCCGGACCCTCAAAACCCCAGCAAAACGGCCTCTAGGAGAATGACCATGGCGGACAGCGGCGTTGTCACCCTTTCACTGGCCAACCTGTCAAAGCTGCTGGACGTGACGCCCCGGCGGGTGCAGCAGCTAGCCAAGGATGGCGTTATCCCTGCACCTGAGCGCGGCAAGTATGAGTTGATCGGCAGCGTGCAGGGTTACGTGAAGTTTCTTCGCGCTCGTGCTGTCGGTGTTGAGCTAGGCAGCGAGGCGTTCACGCAGGAGCGCGCTAGAAAGACGAAGGCGGCTGCTGACATGGCGGAGATTGAGCTAGCGCGGATGCGCGGCACCTACTTGCACGTTGAGGAAGTGCGTATGGCGTGGACGGCTATTGTCCAGAACGTCAAGACTAGGTTATTGGTGATACCGAGCAAGCTTGGTGCACGGCTGCTGACCGTCAAGACCGCGCTAGCCGTCGAGGAAGCCTTACGTGACGAAATCACCGAAGCGCTCTCAGAACTCTCAAGGTTCAATGTCACTGCACTGCCGGCCGCCAGTGGCAGCGCTGGCCACCTCGACGATGCACGCGTTCGCGCCGCCGCCGAGGCTGACGATATCTGAGTGGGCCGACGCGAAGCGCTACCTGTCACCTGAAAGTTCTGCCGAGCCCGGCAAGTGGCGCACCGCGCGTGCGGAATACCAGCGCGGCGTGATGGACGCTATCTGTGACCCAGCCATAGGGAAGGTGGTGTGCATCAAGGGCTCTCAGGTTGGGTGGACTGAGATACTGAATAACGCGTGCGGCTACTTCATCGATCAAGACCCGTGCTCGCTGCTTGTCATCCAGCCCACCATTGACCTTGCTGAGGTGTGGTCAAAGGATCGGCTAGCGCCAATGCTGCGCGACACGCCGGCCTTGCGTGGTCGCGTGCAGGAAGCCCGCTCGCGTACTACTGGCAACACGATACTAGGCAAGGTGTTTCCCGGCGGGCGGCTGGCAATCATCGGTGCCAACGCGCCGTCACAGCTTGCCTCGCGGCCTATACGCGTGGTGCTAGCTGACGAAGTTGACCGCTACCCCGTGTCAGCCGGCACCGAAGGTGACCCGCTATCGCTGGCAGCCAAGCGCCAGACCACGTTCTGGAATAGGAAGACGCTGGTGGGGTCCACGCCAGTGCTGAAGGCCACCAGCGTCATAAACCGCGAGTGGGAGGCGTCAGATCAGCGCCGCTACTTTGTGCCGTGCCACGCGTGCGGTGAAGCCCAGCACCTTCAGTGGTCGCAGGTGCGGTGGGACAAAGATGAGAAGGGTGAGCACATGCCCGACACGGCGCACTATGTGTGCGAGCACTGCGGTGCCATCTGGGATGACATTGATAGGTTTGACGCCGCTCAGCGCGGCGAATGGCGAGCAACAGCGGTGAGCCCGGCCGGCGTTGCCGGCTTTCATATCCCCGGTCTGCTGTCACCGTGGCTGACCATGCAAGACATTGTGCGCGAGTTCTTGGCGGCGCGGCACGATCCTGCGCTGTTGCAGGTGTGGACGAATACCGTGCTGGGCGAGGTGTGGGAGGAACCTGCTGAGAAGGTTGAGGGCAGCGCCCTGCTGACGCGCGGCGAAAACTACTCGCCTGCCACGGTGCCGGCCGGCGTGCGGCTGGTGACTGTAGGCGTTGACGTGCAGGGTGACCGCCTAGAGGCGCAATGGTGGGGCTGGGGCGTCAACGAAGAAAGCTGGGCGCTGCGGTACGAGGTCATCCATGGTGACCCGGCACAGAAGCAAGTGTGGGATGACCTAGATGCGCTGCTGCTTGAGCGCTTGACCACGGATGACGGCCGGGAGCTACGCGTGCGCGCGGCGTGCGTTGACACTGGCGGTCACCATGCGAACGCGGTGTTCGACTTCACCAACAAGCGCCGCGCGCGGCGTATCTTCCCGATCAAAGGTCGCGCCGGCCCCTACCCGGTGTGGCCGAAGCGCGTCAGCAAAACAAAGGACAAGCGCAACGAAGTGTTCTTGGTGGGCGTTGATACCGGCAAGGATACGATCTACGGCCGCCTTCGCATTACCAGACCCGGCCCCGGTTACATTCACTTCCCGGCCGGTCAGGGCTTCGATGCAGACTACTTCGATCAGTTGACCGCCGAACAGGTTGTGACGCGCAAGAAAGAGGGCAAGCCCTACCGCGTCTGGGTGCTGCCCGAGAAAAAGCGAAACGAAGCGCTTGATACCTACGTCTATGCGCTGGCCGCGCGGGCTTCTATCCCCATTAGGTTGGTCGGCCCGCCGCCGCTGGCCCCTGAGGTGCCGGCCACCAGCCGGCAAGCGCCGCCGCCGCCCGCCGGGCCGTCCCCAGCCCGCCCGAAAAAGGGGGATAGCCAACTGCCCCGCCCCGATGTTATGAGTGCGCCTCGCAAGGGGCAGCGCCGCCGTCTGTTTCGGTCGCTGTTCATGGGGCGGTGAGGGCAGGCGGTGGCCACTACACAGCAGCTTCAGGCGTGGATCGCAGCACTCGATGAAGCCATGGCCAGCGGCGTGCTGCGTGCGTCCTACGATGGCAAGTCTGCCGAGTACCGTTCGCTTGACGAAATGCGCCAAGCGCGCGCTGACCTTCAGGCTCAACTCGATGGCAAGCCTAAGCGCAAGACGCTGAGGGTTGCCGCCAGCCGCGGCTACTACTCAGGCTCAGGCATCTGACCATGGCTAGCAAGACCACCCGCAAGGCAAAGGCTGTGAAGGTGCCGGCCGAGGCGAAGAAGGTCGCCCACGGTGCGCGCATGTCTTATGAGGCGGCATCGGTGCGCCGCCGCCTAGGTCACTGGCGACCCGGTAGCGAGGGGCCGAATAGGCTGGTGGCCATGGACGGCCGCAAGCTGCGCGACCGCGCGCGTGAGTTGGTGCGAAACAATCCCTACGCCGCGTCAGCCTGCGAAAGCTTTGTGGCCAACTTGGTTGGCACCGGGATCAAGCCGTCGCCCACTATCAGCGACAAGGCGCTACGCAAGGCCGTGTCGCAGGCATGGTCTGACTGGACAGATGAGGCCGACGCTGACGGCCTCTCAGATTTTTACGGCCTGCAATCGCTGGCCGGCCGCGCCATGTTTGAGGCGGGTGAGTGCTTCATCCGCTTGCGCGCGCGCCGCCCCGAGGACGGGCTGAGCGTGCCGCTACAGCTTCAGCTACTTGAAGGGGATATGTGCCCTATCGAACTGAACAAGGTCGCGGACAACGGCAATCGCATTGTCAACGGCGTGGAGTTCAACGCCATCGGCGCGCGCGTGGCCTATTGGTTTTACCGCCGCCACCCGGGTGATGGCCTTGTGTTCGATGGCAGCGATACCAACTCGCCGGTTCGCGTGCCGGCCGATCAGGTGTTGCATATCTTCCGCCCGCTTCGCCCCGGTCAGGTGCGTGGCTTGCCGTGGGTTGCGCCGGCCATGCTCAAGCTGTGGCTGCTGGACAGCTACGATGACGCTGAGTTGGAGCGCAAGAAGGTAGCTGCGCTGTTCGCCGGCTTTATCAAGGCACCCGAGGCGGTGTTCGAGGATGAGGCCCCTGAGGCGGATGACTTGCAAGACGTGCCGCAGGTGACGCTAGAGCCCGGCACGCTTCAGCAGCTTCTACCCGGTGAGGAAATTGAGTTTGCTTCGCCGGCGGACGTGGGCGGATCATACGAGGCGTTTCAGTACCGTAACCTTCTATCGATCGCTTCAGCGCTGAGCATACCCTATGCGGCCATGACGGGTGACCTGAAGAAGGCCAACTATTCGTCATCGCGCGGTGGCATCGTTGAATTTCACCGCCGCCTTGAGCAAGTGCAGCACGGCGTGATGGTCTACCAAATGTGCCGCCCCGTGCGAGCGCAATGGTTCAAGGCCGGCGTGCTGTCCGGCGCGCTGCCGGTGACCGCAACACAGTACCGCACCGCGCCACTGGATTACGTGCGCACGCGCTGGATCGCGCCAGCCTCTCAGTGGGCTGACCCGTACAAAGACACCAACGCTGAATTGATCGCCGTGCGCGCTGGCTTCAAGCCGCTCAGTGATGTGTTGGAAGCCAACGGCTACGATGCGGTTGAGGCACTTGAACGCATTGCCGATGACGCGGCGCTGCTGGATGACTACGGGCTGGTCCTTGACAGCGATGCGCGCAAGGTCAGCAAGGCGGGGCTCACGCAAGCCCGCGCGCCCGGGTCAGTGCTGCCCGATCCGTTGCTTGAAGGCAGCGACGTGGTGCAGACGCCTGAGCGCGACGACGAAGAAGATGACCCGGCCGCCACCGCGGCCTAGCCCAACACCGAAGAAGGAGAACCCCGATGCGCAACTGGTACAGCATGAAGGCCGAAGGCGGCGTTGGCGAAATCATCATCTATGACGTTATCGGCAAGAGCTATTGGGACGATGACGCCGTGTCGGCTGAGAAGTTCAACGCCGACCTCAAGGCGCTGGGGGACGTGAGCAAGATCAAGCTGCGCGTCAACTCGCCCGGCGGCGATGTGATGGACGGCGTGGCCATCCACAACATGCTGAAGAACCACAAGGCCGATGTGGAGGCGCACATCGACGGCATCGCTGCATCTGCGGCGTCCTATGTCGTCATGGCCGCTGACAAGATCATCGCCCCGGCGAACACGTTCATGCTCATTCACGAGCCGCACGGCATTGCGTTCGGCACCAAGGCTGACATGGAGCGCGTGGCCGCCGATCTGGGGCGTATGACGGACAGCTTCACGGCCACCTATTCGTCGCGCTCGGGCCAGTCGGCCGAGGCGGTGGGCAAGTTGATGGCCGAGGACCGTCTTATGACGGCCACCGAAGCCAAAGAGCTTGGCTATGTCGATGAGGTGACGGCCGATGTGAAGATGGCCGCCAAGTTCGCTGCCCCGGCGCTGGCGTGCTTGCCCGAAAAGGCGCGCGCCACGTTCAAGGCGGCGCTGGACAAGGATGCGCCGCCGCCCGTCACCCCGCCCGCGCCGCCGGCCGCGGCGGCTGCCGCCGCCTCGCCGCCGGCCGAGACTGGCGGCAACGTGGTGAGCCTCGACGCCGCCCGCCCCAAGCTTCAGGCCGAGTTTACGGCCTACGCCGCCGAGGTGCGCGACCTGTGTGCGCTGGCCGGATACCCCGGCAAGGCGGCCGACTTCATCGCCGCCTACAAGCCTGTCGCTGAGGTGCGCACCGCGCTGGCGAAAGCCAAGGCTGACCGCGAGCCGGAAACGGTGGTGGGGCAGCATGCGGACACCGGCACCAGCGGCAGCACGGTCACCACGGCGCAAGCCAAGGCCGGCTGGGGCAAGGCGGTCAAGGCCGTCAACGCTCGCGCCGGCCTCGAAAAGGCTGAGAAGTAGGGGCGGGGGGATTTACCTCGCCACTGTAAGAGCGTAAAAGCTGCCAGATTTTCAGAGGGCGTGCCCCTCAGGAGAAAGGATCGCCAAAATGGCTGCACTGACCGAAGGCCGTCACCCGGGTGAGTTCATTCTGTCGGAAGCCAGTGGCTCCCGCTCCCGTGACAGCATCACGATCAAGACCGGCGCTGGCGTGGTCAAGGCCGGCACGGTGGTCGGCAAGATCACGGCCGATGGCAAATACTGGCCGTCGCATGACGGCATTGACACCGGCGAAGAAGGTGCGGAGACGGCCGTGGCCGTCACCATCTACGAGGTGGACGCCACCGACGCCGATCAGGCCGTGGCCGCCATCACGCGTGACGCCGAGGTGAACGGCAAAGTTCTTGAGTACGCCAGCACCGTTACCACCGACCCCGAGAAGGCGGCGAAGCACGCCGAACTGTCGGCGGTCGGCATCATCGTTCGCTGAAGCCTGCTGCTGCTGACGCCGGCCGTACTCATCTGAGACGCGCCTAACCTGAAGGATGGAGCCAAATCCAATGTTGGATATCTTCAAGCAAGACGCGTTCTCGGTCATCAACCTGACGGACGCGATCAACGATGTGAAGTTCGTGCCCGGCCGTATCGGCGCAATGGGCCTGTTCGAGGAAACCCCGGTGGACACCACCACCGTGGGCATCGAAAAGGGTGCCGAGGAACAACTGATCTTGGTGCCGCGCTCACCGCGCGGTGCGCCGGGTACCACGGTCGGCAAGGGCAAGCGCAACCTGCGCCCGTTCTACGTGCCGCACCAAGAAATCAACGATGCGGTGATGGCCGAGGAAGTGCAGGGTATCCGCGCCTTCGGTCAGGAGCGCGCCGTTGAGACGCTTCAAGGCAAGCTGGCCAGCCGCTTCCTCGACCACCAGCGCTCGTTCGCTGCCACCGAGGAATACGCCCGTATCGGTGCCATCAAGGGCATCGTGGTGTACCCGGATGACGGCAGCGACCTGAACCTGTTCGACGAGTTCGGCGTGGAGCAGGTGGCCGAACTGGCGTTCGACTTTGCGAACAAGAACAGCGGCAACCTGCGTGCGTTCATGGCGGGCATCATCCGCACCACCGGCAACGAGTTGGGCGGCCTGCCCTTCAGCGGCGTGCACGCGCTCTGCTCGGATAGCTTCTTCGATGCGCTCATCAAGAACGCCGAGGTGCGCGAAAGCTACCTCGCACAGGAGGCGGCGAGCCAACTGCGCGGCGGCTACGTGCAGAGCGGTCAAAGCTGGGGCACGTTCGAGTTCGGCGGCATCGTCTGGGAAAACTACCGCGGCGCGGTGGGCGCTACCAAGTACATCGATGACGACAAGTGCCACCTCATCCCGGTCGGCGTGCCCGGGCTTTTCCGCTCGTACCACGCGCCGGCTGACTACATCGAGACGGTCAACACCCCGGGCAAGCGCCTGTACGCCAAGCAGTACGAAATGAGCAACGGCAAGGGCGTGCACCTCGACGTGCAGATGAACGCGCTGCACATCTGCACCCGCCCGCGCGTGCTGCTGAAGGGCAAGCTGGGCGCGTAAGCCTGCGGTGCCATGGGCCTTGACCTAAACAAGCTGGTACTAGGCCCGGCAGTCGCCATGTTCTCGCGCGCGGTTCGCATAGAGCCGCGCGCGTCTGTACCTGCCGGGGCTGAGTACGATGCGCGCGGTGTTTTCAGTAGCGCGCCGGTTGACGTGCAGACCCTTGAAGGCGTGGTGAGTACCCAGCGGACAACGCTCGGCATCAAGCTGGATGAGCAAAATGCGAACGGCACGGCCATGTTCGCTGTGGCACCTGAGCAAGGCGACCGCGTTCGCGTTGATGGCGTTTGGTATCGCGTCTCTGATACCGACGATGACGGTCAAGGCGGTCGCACCCTCATGCTGGTGGGCTGGGTCGATGAGTGACGATCACGCCAACGATTTGCATGAAGCGGCGTTCCTCAGGGTGAGCGCTGACGCCACCTTGCAAGCAGCCTTCACCACCTTTCGCCGCACGCCAATGCTGGACGTGGACCCAAAGCACCTGCCCAGCCTGTCCGTGTTCTTGATGCGCGATCTGGCCACCGCTGACGGTGACGCCAATGCTGGCGAACCCAGCTTCTACCACCAGTGCTCAATCGGCGTGTCTGCGCTGATGCTCGCCAACGATGAAGATGACATGCTGGTGAAGGTGCGCGCGGTGCCTGAGCGCGTGAGCGCCGTTCTGCTAACCGATCCAACCTTTGTGGCCATGATTGAAGGCGTGGCCAGCATGGATCGCAAGGTGGTGTATCCGCGTATTGGCGACGCCTCATTCGCGGAGGTGCAGATTGAGTACGTGTTCACCTACCGCACTGACTACCCGCCGAACGTGCCTGACGATTTCGAGGGCGTCATCCTGACGGGTGCGCCTTACCCGAACCCCGGCAACGCTAACCCCATCATCCGCAAGTGGCTGGTGCCTGTGAGCGGTGACACTGAGAGCGGAGCATAGACATGGTGACGTTGAGGGTCTGGCCGGCGGTGCCGGCGGCTGAGCTCCTGAAGCACCCGGCGGCCGGCCGGGCTGATCCCGTCAAGGGTGGGCTGTGGCCACGCGATCAATTTACGATGCGCCGCTTGCAAGATGGCGCTATTACGGACATAAACCCGGCTGCGAAGCCGGTGCGAGAAGTGCCCGGGTCGGCACCTCAGAAGCGTATTCGTCGCAGCCGTTCGCGGCTGGCCTGAAACCCTGAAGGAGGGCGATAGCAATGCCTATCTCGTTTTCAAACTTCCCGGCGAACTGGCGCTTGCCCCTCGTATGGGTTGAGGTCGATCCCAGCAAGGCCGGCTTCCCCGTGGCTAACCTGCCGGCGCTGCTGGTGGGTGTGAAGCTGGCAGCCGGCAGCGCGCCGGTGGACGTGCCTATCGCAATCTCGTCTCAGGCTCAGGCCGACGACGCGTTCGGTGAAGGCTCGATGCTGGCGCGCATGTTCACCGCGTTCTTTGCGAACAACTTCGCCCACGAAGTCTATGGCCTGCCCGTGGCCGAGCCCGGCGCTGGCGTGACCGCGAGCGGCACCATCACTGTGACCGGCCCCGCGACCGGGGCGGGCACGCTGTACGTCTACATCGCCGGCCAGCGCGTTGAGTTGGCGGTGGCCGTGGATGACACCGCGGTTGAGGTGGCGCAAGCGCTGGTGGCGGCCATCAACGATCTGGCCACGCTCCCGGTGACCGCTTCGGCGGCGTCCGATGGTGCGGTGGTCACACTGACCTGCAAGTGGAAGGGTGAGAGCGGCAACGATATCCGCATGCAGGACAATTACCTCGGCGTGAACGGCGGCGAGCGTATGCCGGCCGGCATTGCGCTGGCGTACAGCGGCAGCAACTTCCTCACCGGCGGCACGGCGGCACCGGACTTTGCGGCGGCAATCGCCAACCTTGGCGATGAGCCATACGAGTTCGTGGCCATGCCGTTCACCGACACCACGTCGCTGTCGGACTGGAACACCGAATACGGCTTCAGCGATACCGGCCGCTGGGGCTGGATGCGCCAGACCTACGGCCACCTGTTCTCGGCCTACCGCGACACGTATGCGAACCTGCTGGTCTGGGGCGCAACCCAGAACAGCGGTCTGCTGAGCGTGATTGCCATGGAGACGGCAGCGCCGTCACCGAAGTGGGAGTGGTCAGCGGCGTACACCGCGAAGGCGGCGCGCGCGTTGCTCAATGACCCGGCCCGCCCGCTTCAGACGCTCGAACTGCTGAGCCTGAAGCCGGCACCGAAGCACCAGCGCTTCAGCAAAACGGAGTTGAACAACCTCGCCGGCAACGGGCTGGCCACGGCGAACGTCAACCCGAACGGCAACGTGGCGCTGCTGCGTGAGAGCACCACGTACCAACTCAACAGCTACGGTCAGGGCGATGACGCTTACGAACTGGTGACCACGCTGGCCACCCTCGCGCGTCTTTTCCGCGACCTGCAGCACGCGGTCACCAGCAAGTGGCCGCGCCACAAGCTGGCCGATGACGGCACGCGCTTCGGCCCGGGTCAGGCAATCGTGACGCCCAAGATCATCAAGGCCGAACTGATTGCTCAGTATCGTATCGCGGAGTTCAACGGGCTGGTGGAGAACGCCGCCGCGTTCAAGGATAACTTGATCGTGGAGCGTGACAGCAATAACCCGAACCGCGTGTCGGTGCTGTACCCGCCTGACCTTGTGAACCAACTGCGTATCTTCGCGGTGCTGGGCCAATTCCGCCTTCAGTATAACCGCGGCGTGGACACCAGCATTCTGTGAGGGGCCTAGCCCCTATTGAAGCCGTGTCAGCATGGATTGACACGACGGAGCCCGGCAGCCAGAGTGCTGCCGGGCTTTTCTCTTGCCGGGAGCGCACCATGATCTTTCAAGATAAGATTGCTGTCATCGTTGCTGGCGGCCGTTCGTTGGCCGGCTTCGACTTCGACCAGATGCGCCGCGATGACGTGCGCGTGATGGCGGTCAAGGGCAGCATATTCGATCTGCCGTGGGCGGCGTGCGGCTTCGGGCTGGACACGCCGCGCTATGAAGAATGGCGCGAGCGCCTCGCGGCCGAGGTAACCATGCCGGTATATTGGGCGGTGCCTGAGCCCGGCGCGGCCACGATGATTGCCCAGAAGCCGGCGTGCGTTCGCTTTGTGAAGCGCCACCCGGGCGTCGGGCTGTCCCGCTCACCGGGCGAGGTGTATAGCGGAGGATCTTCGGGGTTCGGCTCGCTGGGCATGGTGTACGCGCTGGGTCCACCGCGCGGCGTCATACTGCTGGGCTTCGACTACCGCGGTGAGGAAAAGGACGGCCCGGTGCACCACAACGAGCAGCACTACATTCGCCCCCGCAAGCACAGCAACGGAAATTGGGCCACGTGGGCGGCGGCGTTCAACGTCATCGCGCCGCGGCTGAAGGCTGCCGGCGTGCGCGTGGTCAATGCGTTTCCCGAAAGTGCGATCAACTGTTTCGAGAAGGCGGATACCTATGCTGAGGCCGTGGCACGTTTTTATCGGGTATGACCCGCGCGAGGTTGAGGCGTTCGCGGTAGCGCGCCACACCCTGTTGAGGCATGCCCGGTGGGGTAGCCTACAGGTGCACGCGCTGAGGATGGACCGGCTGGTGACCGCTGGGCTCTACACGCGGCCAACTCACCGCACTGCTGCCGGCATCTTGATGGATGAAATATCCGGCAAGCCCATGGCCACCGAGTTTGCGCTGACGCGCTTTCTGGTGCCGGCGCTGACGCGCTACCACGGCATCGCCGCCTTCCTTGATGCGGATATGCTGGTGCGCCGTGACGTGCGGCCGCTGTTCGAGCAAGCGGCAGAGCACCGCGATATTGCCGTATGGTGCGTGAAGCATGACCACCGCCCTACCAGCGATCAAAAGATGGATGGGCAGCCGCAGACGGGCTACGCGCGCAAGAACTGGTCAAGCATGATGGTCTTTAACTGCGAGCACCCGGGCGTGCGCGGTGGGCTCACTGTTGAGGTGGTGAACACGTGGCGCGGCCTAGCGCTGCACCAGTTTGATTGGCTCGCCCCCACTGACGGCCTTATAGGCGCGCTGGGGGTGGAGTGGAATTGGCTGGTGGGTCACTCGCCGGCGACCGTCAATCCGGCGATCGTTCACTTTACCGATGGCGGGCCGTGGCTGCCGGGCTTTGAAAACGTAGCCTACGCCAACGAGTGGCGCGCGGCGCGCGATGTGTGGGCTGGTGCGGTATGAAGGTGACCTTCGCATGCGTGCGCTCAGGCACCCGTTACGGGCCTGAGTACGTTGAGCGCTTGCGCAACGGCATACGGCGGCACGCCGCGCCGGGCTCATTCGATATTGCGTGCTTCACCGATCAGCCCGATCAGATTGAGGGCGTGAAGATGCACCCCGTGCCGGGCGGCCTGCTGGGCTGGTGGGCTAAGCTGGCACTGCTGCAATACACGTGGCGGCAGACGCGCCGGATCGTTTATATCGACTTAGACACTGCGGTGGTCGGTGACCTGACGCCGCTGCAAAATGTAGGCGCTGACTTCGCCATCTGTGAGAACTTCACGCGCGCCGCCGGCAACCTCAACTGGCCGTGCCGTTATGGCTCTTGCGTCATGGTGCTTAACCCAAGCTTCGGGGATGACGCCTTTAACCGTGCGGCGGTGCTGGTGTGCGATAGCGTGTGGATGGCAAAGCACGGTCGGTATGGCGATCAGCGCGTCATTGAAGAATGTGTGCCTGACGCCGCGATCCTACAGCGGCTTATGCCGCCGGGGTTCTTTCTGGGATACCGTCACCTCACCAGCGTGCGGCCGGCATCGGCATCGCTGGTGATATTCGCCGGCAGCCATAAGCCGCACAACTGCGGCGTGGCATGGGTCAGGGAGCAGTGGCAATGAAGATCGAGATTGGCAGCGTGGCAGTAGAACTGGTGGATGAAGGCGACCGCATTGTTCGCCACATCACCACCACCGGCACCCCGTTCGAGCCTGACACGCTGGCCCGCTGGGTTGAGGCGTGCCGCCCCGGCAGCGCGGTCATCGACGTTGGCGGCTACAGTGGGTTGTTCGGTATTGCCGCGGCCAAAGCCGGCGCGGCCGAGGTGCTGGTAGTGGAGCCCTTGCCGTTGATGCAAGAGCGCATTGAGGTGAACGCCAAGGCCAACGGCGTTGGGTTAAGGTTAATCTGCGGCGCTGCTGACGCCACCTGTGGGAAGGCACAGCTTTGCTACACCAACACCCCGTTCACCGCCGGTGCCAGCCTGAAGCGCAAGAGCGGGCCGAACAAAATCACCGTGAAAACGGTGGCTCTGGATTGCCTGCTGGTGAGCCACCCGGTTAGCGCGATCAAGATAGACGTTGAGCGCCATGAGTTGGCGGTGCTGGCCGGCGCTAGCAAGCTTCTGGCTCGCGACCGCCCGGTGCTCTTTGTGGAAGTGCTGGATGACAGCGCGGAAGCTGCCGTGATAGACATGCTCCCATCGTACAAGGTCGCGGCGCGCGCCGTTGACCGTCGCAACTTGATCTTAGCCCCGGCCTGACCCGGCCCGGGCGAAACCCGGGAGAGGTCAGCATGGCTCCGCGCATTGCAGGTGTTGCGTTTCTGAAGGTTGACGGAAACCAGTACCCGCTCAAGGGCAACTTCACCGTATCGCCCTCTGCCGTCGAGCGCGCCGGCATCGCCGGCCAAGACTACGTGCACGGCTTCAGCGAATTGCCGCGCGTGCCCTTCATCGAAGGTGACGTGTCGCTGGTGCCGGGCCTGTCGATGGATGACGTGTCCGCGGTCATCAACGCCACCGTCACTGCCGAACTGGCGAACGGCAAGGTGTATGTGCTGCGGGAGGCGTGGTGCAAGGATGCGTTGGAGTTGCAATCGCGCGAAGGTCAGGTGCGCGTGCGCTTCGAAGGCGTGTCATGCGATGAGGTTTCGTAGCCGGGGCCAGCAACGCCCCTAACTTTACGGAGTGACAGATGGCCGAGAACACGAAGGCTGCCGCCCCTGCTGAGGCGGCAGCGGCAGAGGCGCAACCGCTGACGTTCAAGCTGGCAAAGCCGGTGGACGCTCACGGTGAGGCGGTCAAGGAGTTGGTGGTACGCGAGCCAACCGGCATGGACATTATGCGGGCCGGAAACCCGGTGCTTATCGACTTCAACATGACGCCGCCTCAGGTGTCGTTCGACGCGCCGAAGATGCGCGCTATGATCGCCACGTTGTGCAGCGTGCCCACCTCAACGGTGGACAAGCTGAGCGCCAAAGACTGGAATACGGTGGCGTGGGGTGTTGCCAGTTTTTTTATTCCGGACATGGCCCAACTGTAGCGCACAACCCCGATCCTCTGTTGGAGTGCTACAAGCTGGCCAAGTTCTACGGTGTGCACCCCGGCCAATTCCTGCGAGAGCCGGTGGGGGCGGTGACCATGCACCGCCTTATGACCGGGGTGCTGCTGAAGGCGCTAGCAGAGGATGAGGACTAATGGCGAGCCAACCGCTGCACCTTGAAGCAAGGGTTCGCGATAACGCCACCGGCCCGCTACAAGGCATCAAGCGTTCGCTTGAGGAAATTGCGCGCTCACCCGCCGGCCGCGAACTGAAGAAGAACTTCGGTGAGCTATCCACGGTCATCGATCAGATAGGCGGCAACGTGGGCGGGGTGCTGAGCCCCGCGATGCGCGGCCTGACCGGCACCACGCTGGGGTTGGGCGCGGCGGTGGTCGGTGTGGCTGGGTCGCTGGTGCTGGCCGGCCGCGCGTTGAATGAGTATTCGCAAGGCGTGCTCGGCCTGCGTTTTGCCAGCCGCGAAACCGGCTTCGCCATGGAGACGATCCGGCAGTTTGAGCGCCTTGCGCCTCAGCTTGGCATAGCACCTGAGGCGGCCACGCAAGGTCTGCGCACGTTCTCAGAGCGGCTGTACGGCATCAAGCGCCAGTCCGCTGAGGTGGTGGAGTTCTTCGCCAAGCACCAAGCGCTGGGCTTCTACCGCAACCTTCGCGAGGACATTCTTTCCAACGATCCTACCAAGGCGCTTGAGCGGTCTATGGAAGCGCTACAGCGCTTGAAGGACCCACACGACCGCGCCACGCTGGCCACCTTCTTGTTCGGTTCGCCTGAGTTTGCGCGCATGACCATAGATCAGGTGCGCGAACTGACGAAGGCGCTTGGCGAAGTCAAGGTGCCTGACGCCGAGGCCGCGGCAAAGTACGCGCTTCAGGTCGGCAAGCTGTCCGGTGCTATCGATAACCTGAAGGTGTCGATGGCCAACCTCACGTTCGGCCCTATGGTGGCCGGCATTGAAGCGCTGACCGCCGCCACTGAGCGGCTGGATACGGTTAGCGGTCGCGTTCGTTGGTTCTTCGATATTGGCCAGAACGGCATGCCGAACTGGTCGATGGTGCCGGGCTTGGTGACCGGGCTAATGAAGGATCAGAACGATCAGAGCAAAAAGCCCGGCAGCCCTAGCGCCACGTGGGGTGACGTGTGGAAGTGGTTCGGTGACCGCGTGGTGCCTACGCCATCGCCGTCACCTCAGCGCGCCCCGTTGGGTGGCTATGACATGCCCACCCCGCGCGGCATGGAGCAGGGGGTTGAGCGCGGCGCTGAGCAAGGCATCAAGAACGCCGCGCCTGAAATAGGCAAAGAGGTTGGCAAGGGCTTCTTAGACTACCTGCGGCTTCAGAGCTACACTGGCGGCGGTGGTGGCGGTGACGGTCTGGTGAGCACCGGCGGGCCGCGCGCCATCTATGTGCCGTCAGATAGCGGACCTCAGCGCACGTCGCTGAGCACGGGCGGCTACAGCACCAACGCCGCGGCAACCGGCCTGACGCGTGGCGTGCGCAACAATAACCGCGGCAACCTCAAGTATGGCCCCTTCGCTCAGAGCATGGGTGCCACCGGCGCTGACGACCGCGGATTTGCTATCTTCCCCGATCAGGAGACGGGCGACACTGCGGCGCAAGCGCTGCTGCAAAAGAGCTACAGCGGGCTATCGGTCAACCAGATGGCGCGCAAATACACGACCACCGATCAGGAGGCGTGGGCCGCCACCGTTGCCAAGCGCGCGGGCGTCGATCCTAACGAGCCGCTTGACCTAGCCAATGACCCGGCCATGGCGAAGCGCGTGTTCGGCGGCATCACTCACGCTGAGGGCACGGCGAACATCAACGCCGGCAAGGTGGGCGGGCTGGCCAGCGACGGGGCTGGTGTGCCCAGCGAGGTGCTGAAGCAGGCTGAGGCGCTGCTATCGCGCGGGGCTACCACCGGCGAGCTTCAGGCGTTTATGAGTTCGCAGGGCTACCCGAAGTCCGGCGCGTGGTGCGGTCAATTCGCAGCTTCAGTGGTGCGCGCCTCAGGTGGTGAGCCGCCCAAGGGTGCGGGCATCGCTTCCAACTGGCGCAAGTACGGCACGCGCGTTGAGCCTCACGATGTGCAGCCGGGTGACGTGGCTGTTCGCAACCGCAGCCGCTATGGCGGCTACGCGCCTACCGGCGCGACCGGCAGCCATGTCGGCATCGTGAAGGACGTGGACCCGGCCACTGGCCGCTTCAATCTGCTGGGGGGCAATCAAGGCCGCCCGGTTATCAACCAAGGCGTGGGCGAGTACGAGTTCCGCCGCGCGCTGAAGGGGCAGACCGGCGGCGCACAGAGTGTTACCGGCAACGCAACGATCCGCGTTGACGTGAACGCCCCGCGGGGCACGAAGGTTGGCGCTGACGCTGAGGGGCTGTTCTCAGGTGTGCAGATAAACCGCGGCATGCAAATGCCAAAGGGTGACGAAAGCTTGTCGCCTGACTATGGCGCTCTGGGAGACTACTAATGGCTATGCCGCGCGCTCCGTGGCGTGAAGGTCTTGGACCCGCCTCTTTCCGTGGCGCGTTCTTCCACGTTGAGGCTGGCGGCAAGGCGTCAGGCCGCCGCGTTGCTCTGCACGAGTACCCGAAGCGCAACCTGCCCTATGCGGAGGATATGGGACGCCGCGCAAAGCGCTTCCGTATCAGCGGCTATTTGATCGGCCCGAACTTCACCCGTCCGCGGGACCTGCTGGTATCCGCGCTTGAGGCTGACGGCCCGGGGCTGCTGGTGCTGCCCAAGATCAGCGCGCTTCAGGTGGTGTGCGAGGGCTACACGCTGACGGAAGTGCGCGAGCGCGGCGGCTTCTGCACGGTAGAAATGCAGTTTGTTGAGGCCGGCGTGCCGGGCTTCACCATCTTGGGTGTGGACACGGCGGGCGTATCGCTGGACACCTCGAACGCCGCAACGCTGGCCATCACGCAAGTGCTGGGCGGCGCTCTTAAGCAACAAGAGTGGTACTGACCATGACGCCGCTAAAGGAAGCTGAGGCGTTGGTTGATCGCATGATGGGCGAGGTGCTGGGCACCGTGCCGGCGCTGGCCTCGAGTTCGGCCGGCGTTGAGCTTCGCTATCTGGTGGGGCGCGCACGCGCCGGCACCATCAACGCTGTCCGCGCCGGCACGTTGGCCGATTTGCTGGTGCCGTGCTTCACTGAGGCGGTGGCGGTGGGCGCTACGTTCAACGGTATGGATCGCGTTCGCGCGTTGATGCAGGCTGAGACGTCAGATCGTGCAGGTGTGCTGGCTATCGCGCGCGCGGGTGTGCGCTACGCTCTGGTCGCAATGGTGCAGATCATCGCCCGCACCACGTTCGTCAGTCGCACTGACGTTGACCTGCACCTTGATCGCATGCTGGCCGGGTTCGATGCGGCAGAGTTGGAGGCCGCAGATGAACTAGACGCGGCGCTGTACCTAGCGCTCATCGACATGCGTGCGGCGTGCACGCGCGATCTTGTGGACCGTGCCCGCCCGCTGCCGCGCATGGTCACCTACGCGACGCCCGGCAGCATGCCGGCGCTGGCGCTGGCGAACCACCTTTACGGTGATGGCAAACGCTTCATTGAGTTGGTTCAGGAAAACAGCGTGGCGCACCCGGCGTTCATGCCGGTGACCGGAAGGGCGATTGCAGAGTGATGGCTACGCCGCTTAACGAAACCGTAGAACTGACCGTCAACGGCACAATCTACAAAGATTGGACCACGGTACTAGTGCGCCGGGAGTACGGCGTGGCCGTGTCTCACTTTCAATTCACCTGCACTGAGGCGGTGCCGCTGGCGCGCGTGGTCACCAGTCTGCAGATCAAGCCGGGTGACGCGTGCACGGTGAAGCTGGCCGGTCATCTGGCTATAGCCGGTCACGTGTACCTGCGGCAGGCGTCATACGATGCAAACCGTCACGGCGTTATGATCGTCGGCCGCAGCAAGACGGGTGACCTAGTTGACAGCAGCGCGCCGCTGGACACTGGCGAGTTCAAAGAGCAGCCGTGGGAAAGCATCGCGCGCAAGATGCTGAGCAAGCACGGCATCGGCCTTGTTACGAAGGGCACCATCAACAGCACGCCGTTCAAGCGCGCGGACATTATCCCGGGCGAGAGCGTGTTTCAGTTTATCGAACGGCTGGCGCGCATGCGTGGCATCGTGCTGTCCGATGATGTGAGCGGCAACCTAGTGGCGGCCGGCGGTTTCGAGGGCGGGTCAGGTGACGCGCTGGTGGAGGGCGGCAACATTCAAGCCGCGCGCTGCACGATCAGCGACATGAGCCTAGGCGGTAGCTACGCCTCGTTCTCGCAGATTAACGGCGACAACAAAGAGTGGGGCAAGAAGGTCAGCCAAGTGCACGGCGAGCACGGTGGTGACGCCGCCCGCTCACGGCCGTTCGAGCAATTCACCGAGCACCCGGGCCGCAAGGGTGAAGCGCTGTTGCGTAGCAAGTTCGAGGGCGGCTGGCGCGATAGCGTGCAGATAGTGGCGGATATAACCGTGTATGGCTGGCTTCGCCCCAGCGGCGGCCTGTGGCAGGTGGGTCAGCCGGTCACCGTAAATTCCCCGATGCTGCTGCTTTACAACGAAACCCTATACGTGAAGTGCCTGACGTTTACCCAAGACGACAAGAGCGGCAGCTTGACCGTCCTCACGCTGGTGCGCCAGAACTGGCTCACGGGCGGTGCTGCAAACCTGAGCGGTGCGAACTGAGCCATGCGCGCGAACACCAGAGATACGGCTAACCGCTCTCAGAACGGCAGCGCGCGTGGCACCCTGACGAAGGCCAACGATGAACCTCTAATGCAAGAGGTGGACGTTGAGATTTTGAAGGGTGAGAAGAAAACCACCCTTGAGCGCTTCCAGAACTATGGCTTCACCAGCGTGCCCCACAAGGAGGACGGTGAGGGCAGCGACAAGGCGGCCGAGTTCGTCATCGTCTTTCTCGGCGGCAACCGATCGCACGGCGTCATCGTCGCCATGGATGACCGCCGGCACCGGCTGCGCAACCTGAAGGAAGGCGAAAGCGCACAGTACGACGATCAGGGCCAGAAGGTGCACGTCAGCCGCGATGGCATCATCATCGACGGCGGCAAGAAAGAACTCCCGGTCACCATCAAGGTGGGCAGCGTCACGCTGGTGGTTAAAAAGGATCAGATCATTGGCGACGTGAAGGGCATGAAGCTGTCAGTCAAGGAAGACCGTATCGACTTGGTGAAGGTGCCGGCGTCAATCCGCATGGTCACTGAGGATGGCCCCAGCAACGTCATCTGGGGTGAGATCGACAAAGCATGACTGATATTCGCATACACCGTAGCGCCACCCTAGAAGCTGTCACGCTGGACTGGCTGCTTCAGCCCACCGGGCTGCTGGACGTGAGCAATGACCTCGCCACCGCGGTCACGGTGGCGCTGGGCACAGACGCCCGTGCCGCGTTGGATGACGTGCTGCCCGATCCTGACGACACTGCCCGGCGCGGCTGGTGGGGTGACGCTGACGCCGGCAATATCTGGGACGGCTGGGACATTGGAAGTAAACTGTGGCTCATGTCCCGCGCCAAGATCACGAGCCAGAACGCACAGGGCGGCGGCACGCTTTTCCAAATTGAGGGCTATATCAAGGAGGCGTTGCAGCCGTTCGTTGACCGGCGAATTGCCACGCGCTTTGAGGTGGAGGTGACGCGAACCGGCATAGAGCGTATAGACGCTCTGGTGACCATGTACCGCGGCAGCGTTCCCGAAGTCACACTTCAATTCCAAGGTCTATGGGATCAAATTAGGAGCGCGTGATGGCTTGGGCCACACCAACTCTCACTGACGTTCGCAAGATGACCCGTGATTTTGTCACGGCGGCCGTGCGCGGTGCCGCGCTGGTGCCTAACAGCGTCTTGCGCGTCATGTCTGACGCCAAGGCCGGGCTAGCTCACTTGGTGCTGCTGTATGTCGATTGGGTCAGCAAGCAACTGCTGCCGGATACCGCCGAGGATGAATTCCTTGAGCGGCACGGTAGCATCTGGCTGGTCAACTCTGACGGCAGCATAGGCCGCAAGAGCGCCGCGCTGGCTGAGGGCACGGCTACGGCCGAGGGCACGCTTGGGACCATCATACCCGCCGGCACGGTGCTGACGGCACCTAGCGGTGTTGAGTTCGAGGCGGTTGAAGAAGTCACGTTGAGCGGCGGCCCCACCGATGTGCCCGTGCGCGCGGTGGTGGGTGGCGTGGCCGGAAACCAAGAGCCCGGCACCGCGCTGACCTTGCGCGAAGCGATCAGCGGCGTCACGGGGTCACTCACCGTGGTGACGCTGGACGGCGGCGTGGATCAGGAGAGCATCGAGGATCTTCGCGTGCGTGTGCTCGAACGCATTCGCAAGCCGCCCATGGGTGGGGCGAAGGATGACTACGAGCATTGGGCAAAGGCCGTGCCCGGTGTGACGCGCGCGTGGTGCGCCCCGAATGAAATGGGCATCGGCACCGTTACGGTGCGCGTGATGTTTGACGTAGTGCGCGCTGAGGCCGGCGGCTTCCCCACTGGTGACGACTTGGAAGCCGTCACTGAGTACCTCGATACGGTGCGGCCGGTTTGCATCAAGGATCGATGGGTGCTGTCGCCGCTGGCGCAAAACATCGACTTTACCATCACCGACCTCAGCGAGGACGACGCCGCTACGCGCGCGCTCATCGAACTGGCGGTGGCTGAAATGCTTACTGAGCGCGCGGCCCCGGGGCAGACCATCTATGCGGTGTGGGTGAACGACGCGATCAGCAGCGCCATCGGTGATGGCCACTTCGCGCCTATTGCCGATGACTTTGTGATGGATAGCGCCGGCCACATGGCTGTTCTCGGAACGATCAGCTATGACCCGTAAATTCTTCCGCCGCTCTGGTGATGATTATGCGGAGCCGCTTGCTGCGCTGCTGCCGCAGGGCGCGGCGTGGCCGCGCGATCCTGACACGGTGTTAATGCAGGCGGTCACCGGGCTGGCCCAAATCTGGGGCTACGTTGACGGGCGGATTGCCGACCTGTTGGAGCGTGAGAGCGACCCGCGCGCCACGCTGGAAATGCTGGCCGATTGGGAACGTAACTTCGGCCTGCCCGACAAGTGCGTGGCTGAGCCCCTGACCATTGGCGACCGCCAGAAGGCGCTTGTCCAGTGGATGACTATTGAGGGCGCACAGTCGCGGGAGTTCTTCATCGCGGTGGCGGCGCGCATTGGCTACACCATCACCATCCGTGAATACTCGCCCTTCATGTGCGGTATCTCGCGGTGCGGCGAGCACGTGGATGAGGTGGGCGATCCGCTGTGGCAGCTAGGCCCGCTGGAAATGCGCTTCTACTGGAAGATACGGGTTGGCCTTGCTCGCCTCACGTGGTTTCGAGTATCAAAGGGCCAGACCGGCGTTGACCCGCACCTGCGCATTGCGCTGGCCACCGATCTTGAGTGTCTCATTCGGCGTTGGAAGCCTGCTCACACCGATGTGGTCTTTGATTATTCCGGCTTGCTTGATGGCGGTGAGTTCGCCGGCCTGCCGTAGCTCCAAGAGAGGACGCCCCTATGAAGTATCAGCAGCCCTACGGTGAATTGGACCCGGATGCGCCGTATGTGAACGGCAACCCCAGCACCGGCACCGAAGGTTCAGTGCCGCCGGCTGCGTCCATCGAGCACCCGCAGCGCGAAATCGTCAACCTTATCACCAACGCCGGGCTCGCCGCTTCTGAGGCGGACTTGGAGCAACTGACCAAGGCCGTTCGCAGCCAGACGCTCAACTATCTTGAGGACGCCGGCACGGCGAACGCGCTGGTGGTGACGCCTGACCCGGCGGTGGTGCTGGTGGCTGGTCTGCCGTTGCGCGTGAAGAAGGCCGGCAGTGACAGCACCACTACCACGCCGACGATCACGGTCGGTGCCAACGCGGCAAAGACCATCGTGGATGCGCAAGGCAACGCGCTGAGCGGTATTGGTGACCTGCCGGCGGGCTCAATGCTGGAACTGGTCTATGACGGCGCGGCCTTCCGTCTGGTGGGCGGCTTCAAGCTGGTGACCGCGAACGGGCTGGAGAAGGCGGCGTTCCCGCAACAGCAGCGCTACTACGTTCCGGGCCTGCACACCCATGTCGTGGCGGCCGGCGTTCGCAAGGTGCGCTTGCACGTGTACGGCGGCGGCGGTGGCGGCGGCACCGGGCACGCTACGTTCGTCGGCGGCGCTGGCGGTGGCTCAGGCGGCTACTGCCGCAAAGACTTGGTTGTGACGCCGGGTGAGAGCCTGACAATCACGGTCGGCGCTGGCGGCGCTGGCGGCCCTGTCGGCACCACTACTGCCGGCGATGATGGCGGCACCAGTTCGGTGTCCACGGTCGGCGCTGGTGTGGTGGCGTCAGCTACAGGCGGCGGCGGCGGTGAGGCTGGCATTGATCCCATCCCCGGCACGCCGGCCAGTTCTACGCCGGGCGTAGGCGCTGGCGGTGAGGTCAATTCCACCGGAAGCTACGGAAGCTCCGGTGCGTCTGGCACCAACACCAACGGCGAATATACCGGATATGGTGGCGCGGGTGGCAACGCTCCCGGCCCCGAAGGTGGCGGCGGCGGCATGATGTCAACGGGCTCATCTGGTGACGGCGCGTTCCCGGGCGGCGCGGGCTCAGGTGGCGGTTCTGCCACCGGCACCAACGCGCGCGGCGGCGACGGCGCTGACGGCTTGGTGATTGTTGAGTGGGTTGGATAACAACGGAGGCGGCGATGACGAAGGCACTAATCCACCAAGGCAAGGTTCACCGCCTCTACAGCGATGAGGACGCCAAGCTTCTGCACACCAGCCTTTTGCTGGTCAGTGCACCAGCCGGCTGCACGGTGGGCACGCTTTACGATGAGAAGTCCGGCGCGTTCACTGCCCCCGATCCGGCCGAGGCCGAGGCCGAAGCGTGGAAGCACTGGCGCGCGAAGGCGCTGGCGGAGTTGAAGCAAAGCGACCGTATAGTGCTGCGTTGCTTCGAAGCCGACATGAAGGTTCCGGCGGCGTGGCGCGAGTACCGTCAGAAGATGCGCGACATTGCCGGCGCTGAGACTGGCACGGTGGGGCGCAAAAAGTTTCCGGCCCGGCCTGACAAGCCGGCCTTCTGAGGCCGCGCGACATGACCGCCATCCTAGACCTGCCGCTGTATGAGGCTGAGATTGAGACGCGTAGCAACGCTGACGCGCGCGGCTCTTTTGAGTTCACGGTGGATGATGTGCCGGTGGCGCTCACCGGCATCGCTTTCCGCCTTCAGCTTCGCAAAAACCTGACGGATAGGACGGCGGCGCTGGACGCCAGCACGGCGTCAGGTGAGTTGGCGGTGGCCGGGGCCTCGAACAACTTTCTGTCCGTCAGCATCGATGACAGCAGCATGGCCCGGCTGCCGGCGGGCGAGTACCACTTTGACATTCGCGCCACGGCCGATGGCGTGACGGTGGTGGTGCTTCAAGGCATCTGGACCCACGTGCACGGGGTGACGCGCGCATGATTATCAAATCTCTCACGGCGCTTGCTCGCGCTGCCATCACGCCGCCCGCTGTAGCGGTTGCCGCCGGCCCTCAGGGGCCGGTCCCGTTTGCCTTGCCTGTGGTGGATTGGGTGCAGGGCTTGGTGTGCGTGGCCACCTATCCGGCCACCGCGGTGCGCTTCGGCGGCAACGTGTATGCGTGCACCGTCAGCCACACCGCCGGTGCGGTGTTCGATCCCGACAACTTCACGCTGGTGGCTGAGAAGGGTGAGCCCGGCGCGGACAGCCCGTTGCTCACCGTCAACAGCATCGAGCCTGACGGGGCTGGCAATATCCAACTCACGCCGGCCGATGTTGGCGCTGAGGACGTTACCGAGAAAGGGCAGCCGAACGGCTACGCCGAACTTGATGCTACCGGCAAGGTGCCGGTGCAGCAAATGCCCGAGGCTGTCATCGGTGCGGTCAAGTACCAGAGTGGCTGGAACGCCAACGCCAACACGCCCACCATTCCCGCCGCCGCTGTCGGAAACAAGGGTCACTACTACGTGGTCACCACCGCTGGTGCCACCAACATTGACGGCATTACGGACTGGAAGATTGGCGACTGGATCATTTCCAACGGCAGTGCTTGGGAGAAGGTTGACAGCACCGATCAGGTGACCTCGGTGGCCGGTCGCCAAGGCGCGGTCACCTTGGCGGTGGCTGACGTGACCGGCGCTGAGGCCACGGCTAACAAAGGCGCTAACAACGGCTATGCCGGCCTAGACAGCAGCGGCATTGTGCCGGCCGCGCAATCGCGCGTGCAGAGCGTTGCCGGCCGAACCGGCGCGGTCACGCTTACGGCCTCTGACATTGGCGGCGGCACCTTCACGGGGGACTATGCCTTTCAGGGCGGATACGTGACCGTCTACACTCGCTCGCCGGGCGACAACAGCTTGCATGCCGCCAGCACCGCTTACGTTGACGCTGCCACCGGCGCTTCCATCGTTGCTCAGTGCTACCTAAACAACAGCGCCGGCACGCTGACGCTTCAGCGCAAGAACGGAAAATATATCACCTGCGGCACCACCAATATGATTATCCCTGAAGCGGGGTTGGCGGTGAGCGCTTCGGGCGTGGTGGCAAACACTCTCTATTTCATCTACGCCTACGACCTGTTGGGCGTGCTCACCGTTGAATACTCGACCACCGGCTGGCTGGTGGCTGCGGCCAGCGGGTTGCCCGTGCAGAACGGCAACACCGGCAAGACGCTGGTGGGGCTGGCATACGCAACAGCAACCAACACGTGGTCATCTGTTGAGAGCGAGACGATCAGCCATTGGAACCCGAAGCCCAAGACGGCCCGCGGCTTGGTGGCCAACCCCGCCACTACGTCAGCATCGTGGGCAGAGTTGGCCAGCAGCATGCGTCTGGGCTTCATCGCCCATGACGCGCGCGAGGTGAGGCTAACGCTGCAAGGTCATTGGGCTCACGATACCAACACTGCCGCGATGGAGGCTGATATCGGCCTCAACGGCACCACCGGCCAACTGGCTAGCCGTATCTACACGCAACAGAACGCGGTCAGCGGTGACTACCGCTCCTTCAATGGCACGCTGTCAAAGGCGTTCGCAGAGGCCACGCGCCACTACGCAACGCCTATTGGTCGCACGTCCACCGGAGCGCTGGCCTTTAGCCAGACGTGGGTTGAGGCGACGGTATGGGGGTGAAGATGAAGTTCGGCCCAACCTTCGGTTCTGAATTGGTGGCCGCCGGCATTGCGCCGGTGCTGTCATGGGACCCGGCTACGGGTGAGGTGCTGGGCACAGACAAGCTGAGCACCACCGACCGCGCCAAGCTTGCGATGGTTATGCAGGCTCACGATCCTACGCGCCAGCGGGTGCCGCCGGTGCTCACCAAGGTGCAGCTTATTCGCGCGCTGCGTCAGTCGGGGCTAGACGTGGCGTTCAAGGCCGCGCTCGCTGCTGCCGGCCCTGACGTGCACGATGACTACGAGGCCATGGCCAACGTGCCTCGCGCTGACGGACTGGTGACTGTGGTGCTGGGGCAGATCATGGGGCTCAACGCCCGCGCGATCGATAACCTCTGGCGCACTGGCGAGCACCTGTAAAGCTTCCACTACATCAAGACCGGGAGGTGGCTATGACCATTCAGATGACGGCTGAGGGGTTGCGCGCAATTTTTCCGAAGGCACCGCGCGCCTGCATTGAGGACGTGGCGGCCGACTGGCAGCGCATGTTGGACCGTGCGCAAATCTCTCACACGCGCACGCGGCTGGGCCACTTCTTCGCAAACATCGAGCATGAGTGCGGTGGTTTTACGATCAAGAACCTGACCGAAAACACCAACTATTCTCACCAGCGCGCGGCGCAAATCTGGCCGGGCCGCTTCGCTGGCAGCACGTTGGCCGAGAAAACCCAGAGCGTCATCCGCAAGTACGGCACCGGGCCGGGCTGGCAACTGCGTATGTTCGATGACGTGTACGGCAACCGCATGGGCAACCGGCCGGGCACGCGTGACGGATCGTTGTTCATCGGTCACGGCGGGCCTCAGTGGACGGGCCGTGATGGGCATGAAGCGCTGGCGCGGCTGCTGTCTGAATTGCTAGGCGTGCCGGCCATGACCGCTGAGCAAGCCATCCGCTACGCTATCAGCTACCCGCACCAGCCGGCGGTCTGCGTTGCGTTCTGGATTTGGAAGAAGCTAAACCCGGTAGCCGACGCTGGCGACTTCAAGCGCGTGGTGAAGATCTGGAACGGCGGGCAAATCGGCCTTGCTGACCGTCAGCACTTGATGGCCGGCAACGATGCGGTCATCGCGCGCATGGCTATCGCCAAGTCCATCGCCCCCGTGCTCAGGGGGCAGCCCGGCGCACCGCCTACACCAGCGCCGCCGGCTGAGGTGATGGAGGCAGCCACCGAGGACGCGCGCAAGAAGCGCAAGGCGCTGACGCAGGCCGGCGGCACTGCGACCGCTGCCGGCGGCGGTAATGAGGCTGGCAAGGCCATGACGGTGCAGCCGGATAAGACGCCGTTCCTATCTAGCGAGCTAGCGTGGACACTTGCCGCTTTCGGCATCGCCGCGCTGGTCTTGGGAGTGACGATTGTGCTACTCAAGCGTCGCACGGTTCGCGCGAACTGGCACTGACCCGGGAGACGCCCCATGCTGTACGGCCTTATCATCGCAGCGGTGCTGGCCACCCTGTATTTTATCTGGCTGCGTCCGCTGCTGCGTCAGAACCCCACGCTGAAGCACCTGTACGACCGCGAGGAAAGCATCGCCGCCGCTCTGGTGCTGAAGGTGCGCGGCCTGAAGCAAAAGCTTCTCGGCGCTCTGGTGGTCACTGCTTCGGTGGCGGTCACCATCGCGGACTTTCTGGGGCCGGTGCTGGGCATGGTGGACACCACGCCACTGACGGCCAGCATCCCGCCCATGGCGTGGCCGATCATTATGATCGCGGTGGTGAGCCTGCTTCAGTATTTCCGCAAGCTTGCTGAGAAGCGCGACGACCTCTAGCAACGGAGGCGGCCCCATGGCCTTGAAGTGGTCTGACGTAGCTGCCGCCGTTGCGCCGCTAGCGCCCATGGTCGGCAGCGTGCTTGGTGGCTTCATCCCGTTCCCGGGCGGCGCGCTGATAGGTCAAGGGCTAGGCACCATCATTGCCAAGCACTTCGGGGTCGCGCCCACGCCTGAGGCGGTGAGCAACGCGCTGGCCACCACGGACAAGGATGTTGCCATCGCCAAGCTGAAGGCCGCGGCTGACGAAGCGCGCGCCACCATAGACGGCTGGGCGCGTGTTGAAGAAGCATGGGCCAAGCTAGCCGGCACGCAGGTTGAGCAAGTCAACGAAACGATGCGCGCTGAGTTGAAGGCACCGCCTGAGCGCTTTTTCCAGTGGGGCTGGCGTCCGGCTACGGGTTGGGTGCTGTGCTACCTGATCGCCGTGCTGGGCACCTTCACCATGCTTGGCGTGGCCCGCGCCGGCTTCTCACGCGATCCTGAATTGCTCAACGCGCTGGTCAGCGCATGGCCTCTCATTCTTTCCGTGCTGGGTCTGCCGGCCGCCGTTGTAGGTGTCACGGTGTGGTCGCGCGGTCAGGAAAAGATTGCCGGCGTTGCCGTTGCACCTGCGAAGGTGCCGCCGCAGCCCGTACCGATCAAAAAGAAGTGAGACGGGAGGGCACGTGAGGTGGCAGACTACGGGGACGAAATTGACGCGCAATCGGCGGGGCCGTTCACGCGCGATGAGCGGCAGGGGTTGCGCCTCATTCTGGAACGCTTCATCTGGCGCGAGCGTTTTAAGGTACTGGTCAAGCGCTGGCTCGGCTGGGCGACGGCCGCGCTGGCGGTAGCAGGTGGCACCATTACGGTTCTGAAATTTTGGAAGGGTGGACTATGACCATGCTAGCACGGGACGCATTGCGCGCTCACACCGGCCGCTGCACGGCGAAGCGCTTCATCCGCGAAAACTGGCTGCCGGCTGTCGTGGCCGGTGTGCTGTGTGCCACGCTTGTCACCGGCTTCAATCGCACGCCGCCAATATCGTTCGATCCGGGGTTCGTGGTGAACGATCCGGTTATGCCGGGGCAGGTGCTTCAGGTGCGTTGGCACCATGAGTGGAAGCGCGCGTGCGTCGTTGAGGTTGCGAGGCAACTGGTATTGCCACGCGCGCCGGGGGCTAGCGTTGCCGAGGTCAAGACCTTTGAAAGCCGCGCCGTGCAGCCGCCGGCTACGCTGGGGCAGCACGTGCGGGTGACCAGCATTGCGGTGCCTGACAGCGTGCGCCCCGGCGTGGCGACGTACCGCGCCAAGATCACGGTGCCGGTGCAGGTGTCGTGGGATTGCTTCACGCTCTGGCCCTTGGAGTTCGCGTCACCGGACGTGCACTTTGTGGTGCGCGATCCACGCGGCGGCTAGCCAGCAGCGCGTCCAGCACAGCCACCGGCACCTTATCTTTGCGCGAGGTGCCGGCTTCCTTCAGGTAGGCCCACCGCCGGCCGCGGCGCACCTCGATGCGCCGCCAGCCGGTGTTGATGCGCCGTAGCTCTGTCTCAATGTAGAGGTGATGGCTGGTGGTGAGCATGCTTCACCGCCCGCCGGCTATGACGGTTAGCGTGCGGTTGTCACGGCACCAGTCACAGTCCTTTATATCGCAGCGGCGCACGCCGTAGCGCATGCGCTCTCTGAGGTCTGCATGGTCGGTGCACACCAGTTCGTGCACGTCACTGCAATTCCAGATATGGAAGGGCGGGGCTTCGCGGGTGACCATGGCTCAGTACCCCCGCTGACAGCGCTGGCACTTGCACGGCCGGGCTGAAGCAACGCCGCGAAACTTGCCCCGCGCTTCCTTCACAGTGTCAAAGCCTCTGACGTGCTCAGCCACGCACTCATTATCGTGAGGCTCGAACGCCCACCCGTGCGCCAGCGTGACTATCAGGCAGTTGCCTATGTCGCGCTCGTCATCCCACCACTTGATCCGCTTGTCCTTTGGCATTGGTGTAACTCCCATGATTTGAGTGAACAATGGCAATTATACCAAATCGCATTTTGCGAATTGCACTCTGCGGACAGCGATCAATGACTTAGCGGTGACGCGGACACTCGTTTGCTAAGGGTTGCGTGTAACAAAAAGTGATTTGCGGCAGTTTGGGCGGTTGACGCGCGCGCGGTGCGCCGGGCATAAACCCCGGGCTTAAACGCCAACTTTCGGGGGACTGAAAATGACAGCACTTAAGATGGCCGCCGCGCTTGTCGCGTTGCTTGTGACGGCTACACCTTCGGCGGCTTGCATATACACCAACGAGGGGCGCGTGATCTGTGTTGACGGTTCGCACCAGCGTGCCGCGCACTCGGTCAAACGGAAGAAGGCGCACAAGCGCAAGCTGGCTCGCGTGAGCAAGGCGCGCACTGCGGTGGTGCGTACACCACTGCCACCGCACAAGCCGGGTGAGCGCCGTGAAGCGCCAACCATCGCCGGCTACGTTGAGGCGGTGGCAAGGCGCTCGGTCAGCTTGTCGGGTGTGGTGCCTGAGTTGGCGGCGTTCGCCAGCAAGGTGGTGGCCGATTGCGGAAGCCGCGTTATCAGCGCGGTGCGCAATACCTATGTGGCCGGCACCCGCACCAAGAGCCTGCACGCGTCAGGCCGCGCGGTTGACCTTGCCGGCAACCCGGGCTGTATCGCCAAGCATCTGGCCGGCTGGCCGGGCGGCGCGTCGAATGACTACCACCGCCTTCGCACGCCGCACTACCACGTCTCATTCGGGGGGCGTGAGCACGGCACCCGCTTTTCCCATGGCGTCAGCGCCGGCAAGCGCAAGGTTCGCCGCACCCGCTGGGCTGCCGCCCGCTGACCCGCGCGGGGCATGTTTCCCGTGAAACATCGGCCCGGGGCCAGTAGCCCCGGGTTTTTCGCGCTCAGGCGGCCCCGCCAGCTAATCCGGGCGGGCCGCCAGTGCGTTAGGGGGCGCTGGGGCGGTGCTGGTAAGGGCCGGGCGGTTTTAAGCGATGCTGGGGCCGCGCTCGCGGGCTGGTGAGGTGGGCGGGTGGCGGTGATGTGCCGCCACCCTTCTGTTACGAGGGCTGCCCTGCCCCTACTCAGTTAGGCCGCGAGGGCCTGAGCCTGAGAACCAACGGTGTTGTCGTTGGCGGTTGTGGTGTGGCCTGTAACGGCGGCGTAGCTCCGGGTGCAACCTCAGCCCTTCGTCCTCAGTCGATCCTATGTCGGCCCCGCCGAGTGCCAGCGCCCCTTCCATGGCAAGGCTGGCTTTGCGCCGTAGCTGGCACTCGGTGGAGCCGCCGGGTACTGCCCCCGGGTCCTGACGGTCTAGCGTCTGAAGCTTCAGCACCATCACGTCGCACGTTGACTTGCAGGCCGTGCGACGTTGGCGTGGCACGTATCACATTGCCATGCGGCAAGCAAACGTCACCGCTCAATGATGCACTGCCGCTGAGGTGCGTCAGCGTTGCGGTTGTCATGGCATGGGTCGTAGATCGACCGGCGGTCATCGCCGCAGGCGGTGAGCGCGGCAGCGGTCAGCAGCATCGCGATGATCTTCAGCAGCATTGGGGTTCTCCCGGGCAGGTGTTGAGGGTCGTGGGGTGTAGCACAACCGAACGGGCAAAACAAAACCCCCAGCGCCGGGCCGCTCGCTGGGGGTGTTCACCGTGGCTTGTCGGGTGCGGTGGGTGCACCGTGGCTCGCACGGCATAGGTGCCAACGCCCTATTTTGCGAACTTGGTTTCAAGCGCGGCTTCCAAGGGCTCGCGCTGTTTTGCTGACACGCCGCACGCCTCACGCAACGTGCGTTCATCGCGCCACTGGCGGCGCGCTGCCGGCTCGTTGCTGGCTTCGGCAATCCACTTGGTGGCGTGCTCGATGTATTGCGCCGCGGTCTTGGGCTTGCCCGGCTTGCCCTTGCCGCCGTCACCCTTGCCAGTGTCGTCGGTCAGTGGGTTGGCCACCTCAGCTTCGGTGGCCTCAGCCGTGCGCGGGCTGAATAGCTCACCCACCGTAGCTTCCTCATTCTTGAGCGCGGCATACATGCCGCGCATTTTGCGGATATGCTTCAGGCCAACGTCAGCCTCGCCGCTGATACCGAGCGCGGCGTACACGCGCGCCGGTTCGATGTTGTATTCCAGCTTGAAGGCTTGCAGTGCAGCGTCAAGGTTCTCGCCCAAGGTCTGCATGGTGCCGCCGCACACCTCAGCGGCAGCCTCGTAAGCCTTCATGTAGACGGCCTTTGGCACGCCGGCCAGAATGGCGTTGCGGCGGGCGATAGAGCGGGCGGCGTTGCCTGTCACCACGATCATGTCGTTGCTGTAGAGCCTGCCCATGCTGTCAGTGATGCGGCGGCGGGTGGTGGTGCGCGTGGCGCTGTTCGTCTCGAGGTCGTGGAATTCACCGAACGCCTCAACGTAGCCTTCCGCGCGATTGACGGCGGCGATGCCATCACTGACACGGGCGTTGCCCCAACACTGGTGGATGATCTCTGCCAGCCGCACGCTCGGGCCTTCAATATCTTTGCCTGAGCGCGGCAGCGTGTAGATCATGGTGCGCGCGGCCTCAGGCGTAATGATGGCCAGCGCGGTCATGCTTTCCATAGCCACCTGCACCCGGCGCGGAAAGCGCTTGGCGGTGGCTATCTGCTGGTCGATGGTGGCGCGCTCGAATGTCACCAGTTCATGGCCGGCTTCAAGGGTGGCTATTTGCTGGCGCGTGGTGTCGCCCTCATTCTCACTCATGGCTTCTCTCCGGGTTGCGCCCTGCCGTAGTAGCCGGGCAATTCGCCAATATCTAGCTCAGCGGTGGGCGCGATGCGCACCCACATTTCGTGCGGGCCAAACGTGTTGAGGCTCTGGTGATAGCGCGCCAGCGCCGCGGCAATGTCATCCTGAGCAACGGCGAGAATGGGATTGCGCGGTGACAGCTTGAAGCTTTCGGTGATGGGTGCGCCTTCAGCTTGGAAGAACACAAACACAAAGGCGTACTCTTTCGAGGCTGCCACCTCGGCTAGCCACTTTTTATCGTGCTTGCCGAACACGTGACCGCCCCGCACCAGCAGCGGCAGCATGGCGCGGCCTTCAAGGTAGTGCGCCGCCTGAATGTCGTAGCGGTAGCGCGCAAAGTTGTTCTTGCACGCCTCGCCAAAGTCAACGCCCATGGTGTTGGTGATGGCCTTGAGGTCACCGATCCCGCGGACCTTCAGATAGTCGAACCGACATTTCATCATCGGGTCTTGCGGTGACCGCCGCCAGAACACTGAGACTTCCGACACGCCGCCGGTGAAGGCTGTCGCCAACTCCGGGTTCTTGGTAATCATCGCGCTGGCTATTGAAATGCGCGCATAGTCATCGAAGTTGAGGATGATCCTGCCGCTGGCCTCAACCTTGGATTTGAAGTCGTCATAGAGAACGGGCGGGTTCTTCAGCTTTAGCCGCTTGGCAAACTTCTGCACCAGCGCGGCTAGCTCGGCCTTGCTGCCCTTTGGGAAAAGCGAGCCGTGCGCCTTCAGCCACTCTGTCATGTCCGCGATGGTGTAAAGCACATCGCTGCCGGTGGGCTCGCAAACGAAACGCGCGTCAAACGCCTGACGGCCTTCTAACACCATTGAGTGCATGGCCTGCCCGCGTAGCCGGGCCGGCGTGGTCTTGCTTCGCACGCGCTGCGGGTTGAGCGGGCTTTCATACCAATAGTCCGGCGCGCTCTTTCTGAGCGCGCGCAAGTCACCTGAGCCCAGCGCCGGGTCGTTGTGATAGTCGTCGAAGGGCAGGTTAAAATATACGCCTTCCGGCAGCCCGCTGATCTGGCTGTTCTTCTTCGCTTTCGCCATGGTCAGGCAACCCGCGCGTAGTGACCGCGCTTAATTCTGGCGATCTTGCCCAGCGCCACCATGGCTGAGAGCACCGGGTTGATGGTGGTGGCCGCGTAGCCAACCGGAACGATGACCTGCCCCAACTCCGGGTCCTCATAGTGGTACACCTTGCCGGGCTCCATGAAGGCCAGCACCGCCGCCATAGCGCGCCGGCCCTTATCAGTTTGAAGAACGTGATTGGCCGAGGCGATGGCTGGGCCGCGCGCTCGACCTCGCCGGGTGGTGGGCTCAGGCTTCAGTTCGAGGACCTCGAACTTGGAGCACTGGTCAGCGATTAGCTGCGTGATGGTGTTAAGCCTGTCGTGGGTCGTGACGCACGTGATCTGGAAAAGCCGCTCAGTCATCTGGCAACTCCCGTGGTTAGCGCTGCCCTTGCTGGGCAGCGGCGAGTTCATCGGCGCACTGGCGGTGCGCTTGAATGAAAGCCTTGCGGATATACTCAGCACGCTCGCGCACTCTGGTGGGCGAGGCGTTGGCGTGGGCGGTGTAGTACGCCGCCACGGACACCAGCGCTTCGATCATGGTGGGTACGTCCACCGTTGTGGTCTTGCCGGCGCTGCTGGCCGCGATGACGGCCCGCGCCTCTAGGTCAGGCGCTCTGACGGTGAGGATCGCTAGGTTCACGGCGCGGATAACCTCGCGCCGGTAGGCTTCAAGGTCAGCGCTCACCGTCGCGTGGTCGGTCGTAACTCGATTGATTTTCATGGTGCACCACCCGGCAAGGTTGGAAGGGTTGCGCTTATGGCTGATTTGCGGACTGAGCGCCAGAGGTTTGTGAGCCGCTGTGGACGTTACTCCAACTGTTATAAGTGCCACCCATGGAATGGGTGGCACAATACTGGATTAAAATACAATACCGCGCGCGTGCTTATAGTTGCTCCTAAACCAACCTTGTCCACCTCAGCCGCGAGGCGTGTTTGCCAACCAAAAACAAATCGGCTACACCGCGCGCCCTGCTGATTTGTCGTAGCGGTGGCACTCTGAGGACGGGGATTGCAATGCTTCTCGAAGATAAAGTTCGCAAGGCGCTGCCGAAGCTGGCGGCGGTCTACACCAAGCACACCGGCCGTGGCCCATCTACCATCGCGGTTCGCGCGGTAGGCAACTCCACGTTCTTCGCTCAACTCGCCGCCGGTCGCGCCATGGTGTCGCTGCGCGTCGTTGACGGCGTGGTGGCGTTCATGGCCGACACGTGGCCGGCCGGCGTGAAGTGGCCTGACGTGGGCATTGAGCGCCCCACGAAGGCTGAGGTGGCTAGGGTTCGCAAGTTGCGCGAGGCCGCCTAGATGCTGCGGGTGGGCCGGTCATAGCGCCCTACCGATAGCGCGTTGACCGGCCGGCCGGCAGAGTGTTTGGATGGCGTGTTACCACCTCAACTCAAACCCTGAGAGGCCACAAATGGCACAAGCTATCGAGAAGCCGGCTCGCACCGCCCGGCTGCCCAGCAAGTCGGTGCTGACCGACCTGTTGCAGGCGAAGGAAACTGCCGAGCACAAGTCAGCAACGGCGCGCGGCACCTACGGTGAGAAGGTGAAAGCGGCCGAGGCCGAGCACAACCTTCACACCCGCGCGTGGGGTCACATCGCCTCGCTGGTCAAGATGGGTGGCAAAGACCCCGTGAAGCTGGGCGAGTACCTTCACCACTTCGACGCCATGCGCGAGACGCTGAAGCTCGACAACATGAAGGCCGCCGACATGCTGCCGGATCGCGCCGGCAAGGCCGATGGCAAGCAAGCCACCGGCGGCAGCAAGCCGAAGAAGCCTGCGAAGGCGAAGAAGGACAACGGCGGCAAGCCGCGCGCCGGCAAGCCCAAGAGCAACGTGGCCCCGCTGAAGCCGCCGGCCAGCGTTGAGCCTACGCATACCGGCGTGGAAACCGCTCAGTAAAAAGAGCCACGCCCATGACCCGCCGGGGCCGCAACTCTCTCGATATGCTTACGCTCGACCTGAGCACGCACATCGGGTGGAGTTGCGGCCCCGTCCACGATGCTCAACCGCAGTTCGGGCACCATGATTTGCCAAAGACTGGCCCTGATCTGGGGTTGTTTATCTGGCACTACGATAAGTGGCTGCGCCGCATGCTCGCTGAGCACTCACCTGACGTGCTGGTGTTCGAGCAACCCGTTCTGAACCGGCAAAAGACCCAGCTTCTAATCCTGCGCAAGCTGTACGGCCTAGCGTCACATACCGAGTTCGTGTGTCGCGGCAAGTGCGCGGTGCGGGAGGCCAACAATCAATCGGTCAAGGCGTGGTGGACCGGCAACGGCCGCGCTGACAAGAACGACATGGTAGCTGTTGCCGTGGCCAACGGCTTCAAGGTTCAGACGCCGGATGAGGCTGACGCGCTGGCGGTCAGGTTCTTCGCAATAGAGCGGCTGTACCCGGAATTCGCCGGGCTAGTTACACCGGGGATAGCCTTTGACTGAAGCAAACACCACCAGCGCTGAGCCTGAGGCTACTGAGCCCGCCGCCGAGCCAATTACGCTGGAGGAAATGGCGTGGGTTCTGCGTTGCGAGGCCATAGCTATCCGCGGTCAGCAAGAGCGGTGGGTGAACGGCGGGTTCCAGCGTAAGCACAATCCCGCTGAGGTGCGTAAGGCCGAGGTGTTTGAGCGCACGGCGCGCATGGTCGATATGTGCGCCTCAGGTGAGTTGGTTAAAAAGTCGGCACCGAAGCCCAAGAGGTGACCCGATGGCCCGCACCGTGTTCACCAGCAGCGCCGTCAGGACCATGCGCCGCATGGCGCGCGATGGCAGCGGTGCCAAGGCGATAGCGGCGGCCATCAACTCAACTCCGGGCAGCGTAAAGGTTGAGTGCTCTAAGCGCGGCATACGCTTGCGCCGCGGCGGCAACAGCGTGAGGGGCGTGAAGGTGGTGGCGCTGGTGCGCCGCTCTACTGTGAAGGCTATCCGATCCGAGGCCCAGCGCATGAATGTGACTGAGGGCGCGCTGGCGACCATGGTGTGGGAAGCGATTGTTGAGGGCGATCTATTCAGGGCCGTGCTGGACCCTGACAAATAAAGGAATGCCGGGAATGGCTGTTATACCGAAGAAGCTGCTGGCCGATCTGCATGCTCTCATGCCGCTGTCGCAGGTGCTTTGCGCTTTGGGTGTACGGCTGGTGGAGAAGGGCGGCAAGTGGGCGTGCCCGTCTCCGTTCAAGGAAGGCAGCGCCGCGCGCTCGTTCTCTGTAGACGACAAGGCCAATAGGTGGAAGGACGCGGCGAGCAAGAAAGACGGCGATGCTGTCGCGTACCTCGTTGAGGCTCAGGGCTACACCACCGCTGAAGCGGTCAAGGCGCTAACCGCGCTGCTAGCTGAGGTGTCGCCCGCCCAGACAAAGGCGCTTATGCCGCCGCCTTCAGAGCAAGCCGCCGCGCCGGCACCTGCCGATGAGCCTGAGGCACCGGCCGATGCTGCCCCAGACTATGAGCCGGTTGCGCACCCCGCGGTGCTGAGCGCCAAGCGCGTGTTATACCAAGCGGCTAAGCGCGGCATGCCGATGCTGCTGTACGCGCTCACCGCCGCCGCGCGCTCTCTGCGAGAGGAAGGCGTTCCGCCGGGGTTGGTGAGCGAGGCGCTGGCGCAATCCGCTGAGGCGCTGGGGCTGGTGACGCCAGAAGAACGCGCCACGGCTGAGGCGGCCATTGCTCACGGGCTGGGTGACAGTGACTTGCCGGAAATGCCGGCGGTGCAGGATGGGCTACCTGAGCACGTGACCGAGGGGCCGCCGGCAGATTGGACGGAGGAAACGGCTAGCAAGCCCGCCAGCGCCGCCCCGGTGTTCAAGCTGGTGAAGCTTCAGGACGTGCCACTGACGCGCAAGCGCACCTATCTGGTCAAGGGGCTGGTGCCTCGCGTCGGCTTGGTGGTGGTGTGGGGGCCACCGAAGTGCGGCAAGTCGTTCTGGGCGTTTGATATGGCGATGCACGTTGCCATGGGCTGGGAATACCGGGGACGGCGGGTGCAGAGCGGCGGCGTGGTCTATATCGGCCTTGAGGGCTCTGAGGGTTTCGGCCAGAGGTCAGAGGCCATGAGGCAGCACCACCAAGTAACAGCAGAGGCGTGGGCCAAAGCGCCGTTCTTTTATATGGGCATGCCGCTAAACCTGATCGCACAGCACCAGCAGCTTATTCGGGACATTGTGCAGCAGGTGGGTGAGCAAGCGCCGTCACTGGTGGTGATTGACACTCTCAACCGATCGTTCTTCGGATCGGAAAGCAAAGATGAGGACATGGCTAACTATGTCCGCGCCGCTGACGCGGTGCGCGATGCGTTCAACTGCGCTGTTCTTGTGGTGCACCACTGCGGCATTGATGGCACCCGGCCGCGCGGTCATACATCGCTGACCGCTGCCGCTGACGCACAGATAGCCGTGCGCAAGAACGGTCACGGCTACGTTGAGGCGTCAGTGGAGTATATGAAAGATGGGCCGGATGGCGCGCGGCTGGTAAGCATGCTGCTGCCGGTCGTTGTGGGGTACGATGAGGATGACGAGCCTCTGAGGTCTTGCGCCGTGGTGGCCAGCGAGTTGAGCCCGGCGCGGGATGAGCGCCGCCGGCCGCCTGAGGGCGTATTCCTTGCGAACACGCGGCTGCTGTTCTTCCGTGACGCACTACTGAAGGCCATTGCAGAGTACGGGGTTAAGCCGCCGCCCTCGCTGCACCTCACCGCTGAGGTGCCGCTGGTCGTGGACTATAACCACGTCAAGGCGCTCTACAGGCAAACGGTGTTGCCCGAGGAAGATGACGCGAAGAAGCACGCTGACGGCCTGCGCAAAGCGCTTCAGCGCTTGCGCGAGTGGGGCTACGAGAAGCGGATTATCAGCACCAAAAAAGTCGGTGAAGTTGGCTATATCTGGCCAACGGGTAGGCCGGTCTATGGTGACGGGTTCTCATGGCCACCGCGCGAGCGCGTGAACGCCAATGCACAGCAGCGTGCCGCTGACGAAATACTGGACAGCGAGCCAGTTGACGCCGACACGTTTGGCCCACTGAAGTGAGGCGCAAAATGCTGACCGTTGAATATCGTTTCAAGCGTCACCGCTGGAAGTTCTATTCTCAGCACAAGGGGGTTCGCGCTGCACGGCGCGCAAAGGCTAGAGCCGCACAGGCGTATGCCCGCCACATGCTGGGTTACAGCTTCCGTATCGTGCGCAAGGTGGTGGTGGGGTAGGCACCATGGCACGGCGAAAGCGCCATCATATCCCATTGGTGGAGTTGCTGGCCTCAGCGTTGGCCGACAAGCTGCCGCCGGCTGAGCGTGACGCGTTGCGTTCGGCGCGCGTGGCGGCGCTTCAGGTTGTGCGCATGTTCACACCTGACCACATAAAGCTTCACGCCTTCGGCGGTGAGGACAAGTGGTGGAATTTGGATATGCGCCGCCGTGACGCTGACCTGAAGGCAAAGGATGCAGCAGATACCTCACGCGCGGCCAAGGCGGTCAGGATCGACACCGCCAACGCTGAGCACGTGCGGCGGTTGCTGCTGAAGCACAAGCCAAAGCGGCAGCGGTCAGCTAGCAAGTGGCCGCGTCAGAGGTTTGCAGCACGGAGGAAGCCATGGGGACGATGATTGACAGCGACCGGCTGGTGACAGCTTTCGAGGAATTGCGCCAGCGCCAGTTCGAGGCACGCAAGTTCGCGCCGTTGAGTATGACTGTACGCCCCTTCGGTTTGGAAGTGCAGGGCACGCGCTACGGCGGGGCGCTGGTGTCCTGCTACGTCATAGGCTGGACGGAGCTAGCGGCACGGCACCACGTGCAGCACCTTATCGGCAGAGCCGTTGACCGTGTTCTGGCTGACTTGCGCAACGGCGCGATCCCGGCCAGCTACCACCGCACATCGAGGTAATCACCCATGCGCACCAGAGACGTGATGCTATCCATGGCTGCCGACGACCGGCAGCAGTTCATCTACGACTTCGCTGTAAGGGTGTGGGGTGCACAGGCTGGATCGCAGCGCGAACGCGCGCTACGGATGGTTGAGGAAGCGTTGGAGCTTGGGCAGGCCGCTGGCGTGACGTGGGATGACGTTGCCCGCCTTGCTGCCCGGGTGTACGGCCGCCCGGCCGGCGAGGCGTGGCAAGAGGTGGGCGGCGTCATTGTGTGCGTGCGCGCTCTGTGTCAAGCCATGGGCTTGTCGGCCGAGTATTGCGAGGTGCGTGAGATTGAGCGCGTCACCTCAATGCCGCTTGAAGAATTGCAGCGTAGGCACCGGCTGAAGCTGGCGGCTGGGCTCACCGATGAGGCCCGTCATGGCGTGGGACCGGGTAGCGCCAGCACCCGCAACATCATCCCGATGGACCCCGTGACCGGCGACCGTGACCAATGAAACGCGTTTCCAAGATGGGCAAGTTCATCTTGCAAGAGGCGGTGCGCAACAAAGGCGTGGTTACGGTGTACCCGCCGGGCTCACCGCGCCATGGCGATGTTGAGAAGCTGGTGCGGGATGGGTTTCTAACCAACACGCTGTTAGGTCTGCGTCTCACTGACGCCGGCCATAGCAAGGGTGCTCCTAGGGGGCGCTACGTGCCAAGGCGATGGAGGATGGCCGATGACTAGCCGCAAGCCTACACCTCAGCTTGATATGTTCTCAGGGCAGGCCGTCAGGCCGCCGCTGGTGGAGCGCGAGCAGTACCAGCTTGCGCGACCAAATGACGTTGAGCCGTCGCACGAGGCGGCGCGCCGGGTGCAAGTGCGCCTCAACGCTCTACAGCGCAAGGTGCTCGCCATCTTGGTGATGGCGGGGCCTCAGGGGTTGACCGATCTGCGGCTACAGGAGCGCGGCGCTAACAGCCTATCCACCCTGCGGACTAGGCGCGCGGAATTGGTGGAGGCTGGGCTGGTCGAGGACACCGGCCGGCGGGTAGTGCAGGATGGCACCAGCCGCACGATCTGGCGTGTCACTGAGAAGGGCAAACGGGTCTTTGCGTCACAGGTGGACGATGATTAATGCCCAAAAGTCAGGAGTTTTAAGGGGTAGGTGTCCCGGCTGTCACGCGGTTGTCCCGGCGGTGTCCCGCTTTCTTGTGTCAAGCCGGCGCGCGACACACAAGGTTAACGCGCGGCCCTTGTCTGACGCGGCTTCCCAGCATTTTGCGCTAACTATGCAGCAGAGGCGGGTTGACAATGCAATCGCGCGAAAGCACCTTCGCTTCGCTGGTGGCGACCACCCGGCAGGTATAGCCGCCAGCATCGATGCGCCTACACGTGGTCACTCCGTGCTTGCGCGCTCGGCCGCGCCCGGCACCTTCGGTGGCCGGGCGTGTGCCGTTTCAGGGGTGGCCATGCGGTTGGAATTTGACCTCAGCGATTTTGAACGCGCCGGTGCTCAGATGGGCGGATACGCCGATCAGGTGCCGTTCGCGCTAGCGAACGCCATGACCACCGCGGCGTTCGCTACTAGGCTGCGGCTGTCAGAGCAGACGTGGCCAACGCACGTGCAGGCGCGCAATCGTAGTTTTCTGCGCGCCGCCCTGCGGGTGCAGCCGGCGCGAAAGCATAACCTAGCCGTGGCTATCACTGACGTGCTCAACCGCGGCAACCTGCTGCTGCACGCCACTGGTGGGTTGCGCACGCCGCGCCGTGGCAGGCTTGCAATCCCCACGTGGACGATTGCCTATAACCGCGGGCCTCGCGGTATCCGCAAGAATTTGCTGCCGCGAGCTATTGTGGATAATACGCCACGCCGCGCGCTGCGAATTACGGAGCGTGGCATCTTCGTCGGTGAGGGCGGTAGGCTGCATCTGAAATATAGCTTCCACGCCAATGCTCACATTCGCCGTGACGTGCCGTTCTACGAGGACTTTGAACGCTTCATGGTTCAGGAGATTGAGAAAGCGTTTCCCGCTGCGTTTGAAAGGGCGATGTCAACGCGCCGTTAGGACATTGGAGCAAGAGCCATGCCGGGCCTCAGCAACACCGCGTTTTGCGTAGCCGTGACGTTCATCTGCATCGTGGTCGCCAGCTTTGCAGGCATCACCATGGGGCGCGGCCTGCAATGTGCCGCACTCAAAAAAGCTATTGAGCGCTCAGGCGGGGCTACGCCGGTTCGCTTCACAATCACTGGCGGCTGTCAGGTGCAGGTGCTAGGCACCGCCGAGTGGCGGCGGGTGGCCAATGCCCACCGATGAGCGCGTGCGCGCCGGATTGCTGCGGCTGTTCGCTGAACGCGTGAACGCGTTGCCGCCGCCGTTCGTGTTCTACGCTAGCAAGCCAGCACCGCCGAAGCCACGCGTTTACACCTATGAGAGCGGCCCGGAGGGCTGGTGCAATCTGTGCGATGACCCGGAGTGCGATGGGCACCCGGGGCTAAACAGGAGGTGAATATGGCGACCATGTATCGCCGGCCGGTATCTTTCTACGGCGTGCTATCAGCCGCGGCCTTAGGCATGGGGATGCTAGGGGCTCTGCCGCCGGCTGCTGGTGTGAGGGCTGAGGCCCCACGCATTGAGAGCCGGGCAGAGCGCAAGCGTCGCCGGCAGAGCACTGGTGGCAGCGGTTGGAGTTCAAGCGCACGCTATCCCTATGACAGCAAGCGCCAGCGTGCCCGGTATGCCCGGCAGCACGCTGACGTGTTGCAAGCGCTGTCGCATGCTCATTGGCAGGCGGTAAACAGTCACATGCGTGCACACTTCGCGAAGGTGTTGGCCGGGTTGGTAGCCTAACTGAACTAGCCATGAGCAAGAAACAGCTAGAGCATGTGCGCGCTGCTGAGGCTGAGGCCCTTCGCCTCGGTGCCAGCTTCACGTTCATTGTTCTACGCTCCAACATCGAGGGCACTGTGACCGTCAATGGTCGCAGTGCTCGTATTTACATGGCAAAGACACCTAGCGACTGGCGCGTGCCGGCGAAGGTGCGGCGTGATGTGCGGCATACGGTGTTGCGGCTGACCGGGGCCGCTTCGCTGAAGTCGTTAGAGAGTAAGGTTCGCGGCTAGCAATAACGCTGGCCGCGCTTCAGCAAGGGTGGAGGTGACAATGGCTACAGCACGGATTGAGCGAGCGCTTGCGGCAGTAGGCAAGGGCTGTCTGGGTAAGGCGCACGATGATGAGCCGGTGTTCATCTTGCGTGCGCAAGACCCGCTGGCGGCTGACTTGGTGGAGTTGTGGTCAATCCACGCTCGCGCTGCCGGCGTGCGTAACGACAAGGTAATTGAGGCCGCCGCGCTAGCTGAGGACTTCCGCGCGTGGCCGCACAAGAAAGACCCGGCTGCACCATGAGGTTAAAGGACGAGGATTGCGCCATGAAACAAATCGCCATCTGGGTCGGGATAGTGCTGCTGGCCCCAGCTTTTCTGATCCCGTGGGTATTCGTCGGCCTTGTTATACTATCGCCATGGATCAGTCTGGCGATGTGGCTTTGGCGCTAAAGGAGCACGGAGGATCAAATGCTGAGGATCGCAATGGTTATGGTCACCTCGCTGCTGCTGGGTGGCTGCTGGGGCTTCGGTGCACGTGGTGCACCGGGGCCGGTGGTGGAGGTTCACCCGGCGCTGAAGCTGGGGTATCCCGCGGTCTATGACGCGTGCATGCAGGCTCAGCGCGTCAGCCGAAACCTGTCCATCGAGGCGTACATCGCACCGCCGGCAGAGCGGCCCTACGTGGTGCTATGGCGCGACAACATCAACGCCACCATGGTGCGGCACTGCACCAGTGAGCGCCCTGAGAACGGGCCGCTTGCAATGCTCCACCTGCGGCAGGCGCAAGAGGCTGGCGAGGCCGCCTTGCGCCAAGCGCGTAAGCGCTGAGGGGGGTATTATGGCAGGCATGTTTCTGACGTTCAGAAGGAAGGGTGACGACTTCCCCGTGGTGGTGAGTGCGTTGCACGTGGTCAGGATCGACCCGCCGTTAGCTGGTGACGGCGGGTGCGCATTGTTGCTCACTCGCGGTGAGCCCATCCACCTCAGCGATAGCTTTGAGGACGTGATGGCTGACCTGCGCGCTATAGAGTAGCGCCCATGCCAATATCAAAAGAGAAGATGCGGCTATACCCCGGGGGCTCAATCAAGTCACCGGAATGGCTTGCGATCAGGGCTCGTATCCGGGCTCGTGCTGGTGACTGTTGCGAGGGGTGTAGTGTGCGCAACGGGGTATGGGGCTGGCGGCACTCGATTACGGGTGAGTTCACCGAGGTGCCGTATAGCCTGCGGCGTGAGTATGAGCGTGACGGCCAGCGACCGCCGCTGACCATCTTTCTGGATGGCTGCCGGCGCAAGGTCATCGCCGTGGTCTGCACAGTGGCTCACCTTGACGGTGAGTTGACTGACCATAGCGATGCAAACCTCAAATTCTTCTGCCAGCAGTGTCACAACCGGCATGACGCCAAGGCGCGTGCGCGTGGCCGGTCCTATGGTGCAGGCCGCGCTATGCGCGACCTGTTCGCTCCACAACCTATTTGCTTTGACCCGATGGAGGCGTACTAATGGCCGGGTGTCCTCAATGCGGATCGCTGTTCTATGGCTCACACCGCCCAAGCTGCCCTTCCTTACAAGGACGTGGCCATCATTTTGTCGGTGCTAGCCCTTCAGATGCTTGCGCTGTGGTGGTCGTGCCGGTGAGCACCCTGCTGGCTCTGCGGGACGCGCTTGTGGCGCGTGATGTGAGCGAGGGGTATCACATACTGCGCAAGCTGGCCGATCCCGATTGTGCGATGTACGACAAGCACGGCAGCCATTGGTCACAGTGGGAAGAAGCTGAAGCCGCTCAGGTTGATGGCATGCTGGCCAGCGCCGTGCCTGTCACGCTCGATGAAAACGGTTTCCCTGACACATTGCCTGAAGCGGTAGCCCTTCACCCTGAGTTGAAGGGGGTGGCAAGCAAGGCAGGTGCTCGTTTCGAGGTGCAGTGGACACCACCCGAGGCCGGCGCTCTATACGAGCAGCTTCAGGGTGAGGTGGAAAAGGTGTTTCGCGATGCGGGGCTAACGGTACAGCAGAGGGCAGCGCCGGGCGATGTTACTGCTGCTTTAGAACGTGCGTGGCGCTCTACCGAAGCGTTGCGTGCTGAGGTAGTGCGGCTGTACCGGCAGCACGCGAGGCCCGTGCTGGTGGTGGGAGAGCGGAGGGCACCATGAAAGTGTCGATGCTGGTAATATCGCTGCTGCTGCTGGTGCCGTCATGCGGGCCGCAAGCGCCTGACAAAGCGGAGCACCCTAAGCCTCAGTTGATGTGCATCGCGCACGCTCAGGGGCAGCCGTGCGGACGCTATGGCATTTGCTATGAGTGCCTAGAGCGTGGCATCGCTTGCCCCAAGCCAACGGTTCTAACTGAGGGGCAGGGCGGCAAGCTGACGTGCCGGCTGGTGCGCCCATGAGCGGGTACAGCAGCCATGCCGGGGCCACCTTTGGAAGCTGCACGTCAACAGATTGGGAGGTGGTGGACTGGCGCTGCAATTACTCAGCGTTCAGCGGCTACCACTACACGCCTAGCAGCTATAGCGGGCTGAGGTGTAGAGCGTGCGGGGCGCGCTGGCGCACCAATGCCAAATACGTTGACCGCTTACCCCATGCCGCTAGACCGGCCTCACCTGTACCTAACAAAGGGGAAGGTGATAGAGGGGACACACAGGGGGGCGGGGTGGCCCTGCCCCCGGGGCAGGCCGGGGCTGCCCAGCCGTCAGGCAAAGGGCAAGAGCAATGACCGTCTGGCTACTCACCTACCC